GACCGGTGTGCGCTCTTACCGTCGACCAATCATCAATGGGGACGACATTGCCTTTGCAGGCGATGCTCAGACCTATTCTGACTGGGAGATGGTGACCTCGCACTTCGGGCTCGAAGTTAACCGGGAAAAGACTGGGTTTTCCGACCGATTTATCGATCTAAACTCTCGGTCTTTTGACGTAAGCAAGGGCAGGTTTCTTTCGAAACCTGTTCTTTCTTGCCTCCTACCCGGCAACGACGTTTCCTGTCTCCTCACTCGTCTGTGGGAAGGGTTGAGGACTTTTTCGCCGGCTTGTCTTCGAGTGGCCATCGTTCAGATGCGCCACGAGATCGCTCGCCGTGAGATTGTCACCTCGGCCCTTCCGCCCCGACTCAGACGAGTCCTTCTTAAAGAGCGCTGGTTCAGGGCGGCGCTCTTGAGGGAACCTGTTCTTGTAGAGAGTGGCACAGCACGGCATTGGCCTGTTGTGTCAAAGGATTTCCGTCCAGCGGAAAGTCACTTTGCTCTCTACGAACGATCGCAGCGCGCACTCCTTCGCATAGGAGTGAGGCTTGCCCGGGGCAAGCTTGTGCGCCCTTATGAGGTCAAACTCAAAAGGTCTCGGGTGGATGAAGTGGCAGCACCGAAGGCACGATTCCGTCTTAGAACGGAGTGGTGCTGGAGGTGGACCGTTCCTCTCTTGCGTTGGTGGGAGAAGAATGGTTTGCCAGTTCGTTCACTCGGGATACGATCCTGGGAAGATGATTGCGCTGACCTTAGCGTAAAAACTAAGGTCGAGCTCACCTACCCAGGGGTTCCCCCCCCGCTGTCACTGTTGTTCGACGCCGTCCGACCAGACGGGGTGAATTGGGTGTAGCAGGGCAGCGAAGTTAGCGGGGAGAAGCGTTACTTCTCTAGGCCCGCTCTGAGAGAGTGGTTAACGGTGAGGATACTGAAAGTATGAGGGTACGTCCGCGACTACCAAGGGTTCGATTAACCCTTGGAGCCGGGCGAGCCGACGTTGTAGGTGAGGAGGGAGTTGACAATCTCCCTCTGCCTAGCCTCTCGGTTCGGATACGTATCCGCAAAAGAAATCAGTTGTAAAGCGAGATCTTCCCTTACGGGGGCGATCTCACTCCTCTACACCGCACTCTCTTAGGTCGTGCTTAGGGTGGTTCCGGACTTC